TGCGAACCGGGCGGCGTGCAGCAGGACGGGAAAAACGGCGGCACGCCTGGGCGGTGGGTAACTGCCCAAAACCAAACAAGACCGGGAACCCGGACCCCACAACGCCCAAACGGTTGCAATGATGAATGATAAAATGTATAATCAGAAAGAGGGGAACCACAACACACGAAAGCGAGGAACTTAACATGGGACTTTTTAGTAATTTATTTTCAAAGAAGCAGGAAACACCAACACCAGTGCCCCAGGCAGAACTGGAAGCACCTAAAACAAAAGGCGTGATTAAAACCCAACGCCATAAACTGGACAATATAGATGCCCACATGAAAGATATTATGGAACTTGTGGAGAAAAACGA